GAACGGGGTTGGCCGTGTGGACGGGGACCGAAACATAGTGCTCTACTTTCCGCGCGAGCTGAGCGACAACGAGATGCATTCGCTGCTCGATATGGCGACCTACGTCACCCAGATCGTACCCAACAAGCAGCCCGAGGCCCCAGTAGGTCCGGAGCAAGCCAATGGACCAAACCCCTTCTATGAAGGCTATCACGACGACGAGACAGCCGCGCTGCGTGCCCTGCGATTGCGGCAAGCGGCCGAAGTGGAGGCGGGCGTAAAGACGATAGCAGAGCTGCGCGAGCTGATCGCTGAAGCCCATGATGAACTCAAGTTCACGCTGGAGGCCGCGTACAGGGCAGGCAATGAAGGGGCGCCCCGGGTGCACAGGCTGGTGGCCAAGCTGGCGGTCCAGAAGGTGCCGGCGCCCCCCTGCGACGCGGGCGTGACTGTGCTCCCGGACGGCAGCGCGTTCTCGACGATGAGTTTCCCCCTGCCAGCAGATCACTGGTTGACAGCGCCGGCGTGTGAGCAGTGGGACAGCGCGCGGGACGAGTCGGCGGATCTCCCGTATCCGATCCTGAGCCGCTTGCTCCAGAGCCAAGTGGTCGACGCAGCACGCTGGGCGATCCGGGCAGCGACGATGCGCGGGCAGTGCCATGACTTCGACCCTGACGCGATGGTGCAGAACTTCACCTACGCGCTGTGCGGCCCGACGTTCAAGACCGCGAAGGCGGGGTAGGTCATGGCGCGTTTCCGCGTGACGATCATCCATGACGCGTGCACCACGCACGATGTCGAGGCCGATACTCAGGACGCCGCAATCGGCGTGGCCATGGACGGTGCAGGCGTGACACTGTGCAACCAGTGCTCAGACTGCATAGACCTTGCTGATCCGATCCGCGCCGCCGTGGTCGAGAACCTGGACACCGGGGAGTCGGACTTAGACGCTGACCCAGACCATGAGGTCGTGGTCTTGCGCAGGCGCGTGGCCGAACTGGAAGCCCAGGTGGCGCTGCTGAGTTCGGTCGAATGCCCTAGCCCGACAGCGAGTTCCCCTGTCGCACCTGAGTGAACCCCTCACCGGCGATCCCCTCGGGGATGTGGTTCTGGTCCGCGCAGGTCTGGGTGATCTGGCAGTCCTTGGCCACGCCGGCGGGGGACACGAGTAGGCCCCCAGGCCCGCCGGTTTCCAAGACAGCGTCCCCCTGCTCCAGGATCGCGGGGGTGTCGACGAAGTTGGCCGGGACATTGAAGCCCAGATTGGCCACTCCGCCCCAGACTGTCCCAGTGCTCCCCCAGTTGGAGCACTCGCACGCGCCGCCCTCCAGGGTGGAGCCCGCCCCGAGGCGTGTCCAGGCGGACGGGATGAAGCGGTGCAGGATATCGCCACAGATAAAGAGGCAATCTTTGAAGATAGACCCCTTACCGAACGAGGATGTAGACTTGATGATGGCGCCGACCACCACGGTGCCGTCACCGTAGTTGCCCTGAAGGGTACCCCCCACAATTACCTGTCCGTCGGCCATGCAACCCCCTTCTAAGACTGACACTGTACCGGCGTTCGCAGGTTATTGCGAGCGCCTGGCGGAGTTCCTCAAGCCCAGGCTCGCAGCGATCCCGCGCGACACGGGGCTTGCGTGCGTAGACGACGTTGTCCCGAATCTGGGCCGCCTGCAGGCGCAGTTCGATGTGGTCACACGACAGGAGATCGCATTCGACGCGGCGCTCAACGCGAAGGGAGATCTCAACCGGATGGCCCAGGCCTACGGGATACAGCGCGACGAGCTCGACATCCTGCTCCAGCACGATCCCGTGGTGCAGCAGTCGACCGCACACATCCTCAAGCAGGTGGCGGAAGACCCAGCAGCTGCGACCAGGCTGCGGGCACGCGGACACTTAGACACGCTCCTCGGTGACATGGCCATCGTGGCGGCGTCAAAGGGGAATGACGCGAAGGATCGGATCGCGGCGTTCAAGGCCTTGGCGTCGGTGGCCAACGTCGAGGCTGACGCGAAGGCGAAGACCCCAGTCCACGGTGCGAAGGTCACAGTGAACTTCGGTGTGCTCACGCCAGCGGGCATGCGCTCGGCCACTGTGATCGAGGCGGCATGAGCGGGATCAACTTTGAGTATGAGAAGTTCCCCACCCTCCTGGCCGCAAGTCAGGACCCGGCCAAGATCAAGGTGGTCATTGGCCCAGCGGGGACGGCGAAGACTTCGTGGGCAGCAGTTGAGCTGTTCAGGCATGCGCTCACCGTCCCGGCGAAGGACGGGGTTCGCATGGTTCGCTCGTTGGTCGTCCGGGTCAGCTATCAGCAGTTGATCACGAACACGGTCCCCAGCTACCGCAAGATGCTGGGCGACATCGTTGACATTAGCGAGGCGGTACCACCACGCGGCCGCGCGAAGATCGGGCTTCCGGACGGGACAGTTTTGTCGTGGGAGATCAACTTTCTCTCCATGGATACCCCCGAGTCGGTGGGCAAGATCCTGGGCTTCGAGCCCGACAACGCCCACATCGACGAGGTTTCCGCCACCGACAACGAATCCCTGATCCTGGCTGTGGCCCGACGGATCGGCCGGACATCACTGGGCGGGTTCGCACTGCTCACGACGAACGGGCCGATTGAGGGGCACTGGCTCCACAAGTGGTATCTCGGGGAGCGTAAAGACCTGTTCGATTCGATCTCCGGCCCAATGGGTCGACCGTTCGTTTCGATGTACCGGCAGCCGCCGGCGCTGCTGCGTATCCTGGACGGGCGCGGCGAGACAATCAGGTGGGAGGAGAACCCAGAAGCGGAGAACATCCAGAACTTGGCTGAAGGGTATGCCTACTACTTCGCCATGTTGGCGGACGATGAGGCCGACATCAAGGCCTATGTCGAGGGCGAGTTCGCGAAGCTGAAGACAGGTGCCCGGGTGCACAAGGCGTTTAACGCGCTCCACAAGATCAAGCGCGAGTCGTTCATGTCCACCTGGTCGGGCAGCAGCCCACTGCTGATCGCGCAGGACTATGGCCGCACGCCGGCGCTGCTGATTGCAGTCGAGCGGCCCAGCGGCGGGATTACGGTGATCGACGAGGTCTTGGCCACAGACAAGGGATCGGCGGAGTTCTGGGCCGACGACGTGTTGCCCCGCTTGGGCCGAGACTTTGCCCGGAGCTGGCTGGAGGAGGGCTGGGACGACCCGGCAGGGTGGTCCGCCGGCGAGGCCAGTAACCTTTCAGCACATAGCGCGGCGACCAGCGCCGGCGCCCCATACAACACGAAGCTGTCGAACAAGCTGGAGCCGCGGATCGGCGCGCTGCAGAAGCTGTTGACCACGTTGGCAGCCGACGGGAAACCGGCGTTCCAGGTGCTCGACAACTGCAAGATGCTCATCAACGCGCTGGAGCGGGACTACATCTATGTGACCGGTGCCAATGGCGAGCTGACCGCAGTCCCAACGAAGACCCACAAGCTGTGGGCCTCGGACGTAGCCAACGCGGCCGAGTACCTGGCACTGGGCTACATCACCAGGTTCGGTGGTCCGGAGGAGTTCCAGCGCGGTGTGGCCGTGGGTCGCCGGGGTGGCCAGAGCGTCCTGCAGGAGCGGGCGGAGGAGCGGGGCTGGAGTAACCCAGGCCAGCCCGCCTGGACCCCGGGAATGGGTGGTTGACCCGCCGGGGGCGCGCTGTAGAATCGGGCACCCCCCAACCACGAAAGGATCTCATCATGGGATGCAACTGCAGAAAATTCGGAGGTGCTCCGGCCCCATCTCCGGCCCCCGCTCCGACCCCCGCTCCGCCGGCCCCATCTCCGGCCCCCGCGGCACAGGCGCAGCGGCCGATCCCATCGTAAGCAATGAAGCGCTCCAAAGAGGAAATCAACGTAGCCCTGGCCGCCCACGTCCGTGAGCGGTGGCAAGCTGCGCTCTCGGAGCGCCAATCGAACGGCGTGCACGACAAGCTGATCTCGTGCTGGCGGGCCTCTGAAGGCCATCCGATCTCGGGGAGCCACATCAATCCGGCTTTCCCCGTGGTCATGAACGTAGTGGCCCCGATCGTCCGGATCATGGAGGGGCTCTACAAAGACGCAATTACCCAGGTCGGCAAGGACTTGTTCGACTTGGAGCCGACCGAAGTTCCGGATCTCCCGCAGGACGTCCAGGACCAGATCGTTGCGGCGCTCCAAACTGACATCGCACTGCGGGCCATGATGGGCCTAGGCGCGACGCAGGAGGACGTCGACCAGGTATCCGAGAGCCTGGTCACCCAGGCCCAGGGCGAGATGCGGCGGCGGGCCAAACTTGGCGCGGACAAGCTGCACCCGCTCATCATGGACTACTTCACTGAGCAGGTCACGGCCGACAAGCTGGGCAAGCTCATTGAAAACTTCCTGCGCTACCCGGCCGCTTTCGTGCGCGTGAACGCTTTCGAGCGCAAGCCCGTCCGTCGCTGGGAGGGTGGGTCGTTCAAGATCACACAGGAGATCGTCCGCTGTGTGACGATCCCCTCACCGTTGAATATCTTCCCGAGCAAGGGCGCGCTCGACACGCAGACCTGTGACTATGTGATCGAGTTCCGGCCCGGGGTCACCGGCCAAGAGCTGGCGGACCTGGCCAGCACGCCCGGCTATGACTATGAGGGTGTCCGGAAGGTCTTCGAGCTGTATCCTCAGGGCTACCGCGAGGACATGCAGACCGGTACCCAACGGGACTACGCTGATCCAGGCAACGCCGGCGGCCTGATCAAGGATGGGCTGTACGACGTCCTGCACTTGAACGGCCGCATCCCGGGCTGGATGCTCGAAGCCTACGGCGTGATCGTGGGCAACCCGCAGATCAACTATGAGGCCGAGATCCTGGTGGTTGGCGGCGTCACGATCCGCGCAGCCACGAGCCCCACGCCGGACGGCAGCCGCTCGCTCCGCAGCATGTGCTATGAGTCGAGCGACAATTCGCTGTGGGGGCACTGCCCAGTGTCCCGCCTGCTCCACATCCAGCGGATCTGCACCACCACGGTGGTCAATGCGCTGGAGGAGATGGCGTTCTCGGGGGCCCACGTCGAGCTCGACCCCAAGCGGATCAGCCCCGACGAGACGGTCGACCCCCGGATGGCCCAGGCCAGGCGCGTGCGCTTGACGAAGCCTGACCCCACAGGGCAGAACCGACCGGCGTACCAGATCACTGAGATCACGTCGCAGGCGAAGGTGTTCTATGGGATCTACGTGGACTTCAAGGGTGAGGCCATGGACACCGTGGGCCTCAGCCGCCTGGCTGCGGGCCTGGGTGACGTTGGTACCGTGGGCCGGACATCGGGCGGCGTGGCCGCAGTGCTCAACCAGTCGACCAAGAGCGTGAAGCTGGGGCTTCAGGCCTTCGAGCGCGGCGGCGTCCAGCCGATCGCGCAGGCTGAGCTCGACTGGCAGCTCACCTATAACCCGAACATCCCACTGATCACTGACGCCCGGGTCCAGGCGCGCGGGATCACGCAGCTCGTTGACCGCGCTCAAGAGGCGTCGAACCTCGAATGGGCGCTCCAATCGATCAGCGCAATCGCAGGCAAGACCGACGAGACAGGGAAAACCCTAGTCCCTGGCGCCG